GTGGCATTTTAACTAAGGAGTAACAATGGCAAAGCTAAAGATAACAAGGGCTAATGGTGAAGTATCAGAACACAAGATCACACCAGGTGTCGAGTACGCTTTCGAGTTAAAGTACGGATCAGGTATTAGCAAGGTCTTGCGTGAGCATGAACGTCAAACAGAAATATTCTGGCTGGCTTATGAATGCTTACGCAGGGCTGGCGCTCAGATACCTTTATGGGGAATTGAGTTTATTGACAGCCTAGAAACTGTCGAGGTATTAGACGAAGAAAAAAAATAATACAGCGGGATTCAATCCTTTACAGCATCGCACAACTATCTGTAGAGACTGGGATACCGCCTAAAGAGTTTATTGAGATGGATACAGAAATGTATCGGGCTATCATCCAAGTATTGACGGATAGAGCTAAGGAGATTCAACGTGCCAATAAACGTTACAGGCGTTAAAGAACTCATTAAAGCTATGGATGCCGTAGATAGTAATTTGAATAAAGAAATGCAAGCCGAAATTAAAGCTGCAATGATTCCAGTGCGTGATAAAGCCAAAGGTTATTTACCAAGCAACTCAGAAGTATTATCAGGCTGGGCCAAGATCAATGTTACAGCTGAACAAAAATACCGAGCATTTCCATTTTACGATCAAGACGTAGCCAGAAATGGCGTTTATTATTCCAAAGGATCTACCAGGCGTAATCAATCAGGATTCAGCCTAAATAATTTTGTGGCCAATAAATCTGCATCTGGCGCAATCTTTGAAACTGCTGGTCGTAAAAACCCTAGAGGATCTTCTAATTCTAAAAGTCTTAACCCTAATGCTGGTATTCATTTTATAGAATCAGCAGAAAATCTTAGCCAATTAAAAGGCGAAGGCAATCAACGTGGTAGAGCGATTTATCGTGCATGGTATGAGGAAAGCAATAAAATCGTACCTGCTGTGGTCAAGGCTATTGATAAAGTTGCCACCAAGTTTAATAATGGACAAATTAAGAAGGTTGCATAATGGCAAAACCACCAAGTTTAGTTGTATCGGCTTTAGCCACCTGGAATGGTAAGGCACTTGCTAAGGGCAAAAAAGAAATATCTCAATTTGATGCAGCTACACAAAAATTAGGCAAAACCTTTGCAAAGGTGTTTGGCACGATAGCCGTAGCATCATTTGCTAAAAATGCGGTTAATGCGTTTATTGAATCCGAAAAGGCTGCCGCTAAATTACGTACAACTGTCAAGAATCTAGGTTTAGAGTTTGAACAGCCAGGCATAGAAGATTATCTAAAAAGCCTATCTTTACAATTCGGCATAGTAGATGAAAGTTTAATTCCAGGTTTCCAAAGGTTACTTATTACTACTAAAGATGTAGCCAAAGCTCAAAGTTTATTTGAAACAGCCTTAAACGTATCCGCTGGCACAGGCAAAGATCTCACCACAGTAGCCACTAGTTTATCTAAAGCTTATATGGGCGATAATGCAGCACTTGGTAGATTAGGCGTTGGTTTAAGTAAGGCACAATTAAAATCCGCATCATTCTTAGATATACAAAAAACACTAAATGCTAATTTTGCTGGTCAGGCATCCGCAGCTGTACAAGGTTATGCAGGCGATATGGCTAAATTAACTGTAGCCGTTGATGAGTCTAAAGAGGCTATTGGTAAAGGTTTATTAGATGCGTTAAAAGCGTTAAGTGGCGATACAAGTATTGAAACCTTTACAGCAAAATTAGTGAGTGCATCTGAAACTTTAGGCAGATATATCACTAACGTTGCGGAGTTTTTAAGCGTATTAAATCCTAATAACACTGTAAAGGTTGGCGGTAAGTTTGTTAGAAAATCTAGCTTGCCATCATCTAATTTTACTTATGGTGCAGGCAATCCTAGAGCCGATATTATCTTGTCAAAAAATCTTACCAAAGCACGTAAAGATGAATATGCCATTATTCAGGCTAGCAATAAGGCACGCACCGAAATAGATAAACTCAAAGACAAGTTTGATGTTGAGCGCATCGGATTATTGGCTGCCCTTAACGCTGCTACCGATGAAGAAACTAAATTACGTATCAAGGCTCAATTAGCCATATTAGATAACAATGAAGCGTTGGCCAAAAAGTACAATGCAGAATTAAACGCCAAGAATGCTACAGATCAATTAGCTGCAGCGGCATCAAATGCTGCCAACTCTTTATACAATTTTGGCCCAGCCTTATTTAATGCTTTAGGGGAATTAACAGGCAGAGGCCGTAATCAATTAGCACCACTTGAAGGCGGATCTATGAGTTATACAGTGCCTACTGGCGTTACAAATACAGGCGCTCAGACTACAACAGGGGGCGCTGCTCCAACTGTAGGCGTAACAGTAAACGCTGGCACTATAGTTACAGATCAACAATTAGAATCTGTAATCCAACAAAACGTATTGCAATTATTAAAATCAGGCAACAGACTATTACCAGCAGGGTCCTTATAGTGGCTGTACCAACAATAAATGCAATAATTAACTTTAGTACTGGGCCTAGCACTGCTCAGGCTATGCAGTTAGATATTGGTATCTTAGGCACAAACGTATTGGCCGATTCTGTAGCTGTAATTGTTGATGTATCAGATCGTGTAAACCTAGTGCAAACATCCACAGGCCGTGATGCTTTGGTAGATCAATTTCAAACAGGCCGACTTACTATGCGCATTGTTGATCAAAATGGCGATTTCAACCCAACTAACCCAACAGGGCCGTACGTGGGCCTACTGACACCAATGAAGAAGGTGCAGATAACTGCTAACTACAATAATGTTACTTATCCTATATTCTCAGGATTCATTACATCCTATGTAAACACTCAGCCAAAGGATGCAACAGAGGTTGCCTATACAACCATACAAGCTGTAGATGCGATGAGACTTGCACAGAATGCACAAATATCTACAGTTACAGGTGCTACTGCTGGCGACCTATCAGGCACACGCATCAATCAGATATTAGATCAAATTGATTGGCCAGCGACAATGCGCCAGATAGATGCAGGTCAAACTACATTACAGGCAGACCCAGGCACACCACGCACATCACTGGGTGCTATGCAGACTGTTGCAGATTCAGAATATGGCGCCATCTATGTTGATTTCGATGGCTCATTTGTATTTAAGGATCGCCTAACTGCTACTGCATCAATAGGCGACACACCCACAGTCTTTGCCGATGATGGCACAGGTATTACGTATGCCAATGCTATGTGGAAATTAGATGATACTTTAATCTTTAACTCAGCTCAGATTACTCGCTCAGGTGGCACAGCTCAATCTGCTAGCAATCAGGCATCTATTGATAAATACTTTATCCATTCATATAACCTGCAAGATCTACTAATGCAGACCGATGCGGTGGCTTTGGACTACGCCCGTGCTTATGTGGCATCTAGAGCTGAGACCACTATTCGATGCGATGCTATTGAGATTGATCTATATACAGCCAATTACAATGCAGGCATTATCGCAGCCCTGGACCTAGACTTCTTTGACCCAATTACAGTTATCACCACCCAACCTGGTGGCTCAAAACTAGAGAAAACCCTGCAAATCTTTGGCGTGGCAAACACAATTACACCTAATTCCTTTAGGACAGTGTTTACAACGCTAGAACCTGTCATAGATGGGTTTATAATAGGCAACGTAGATTACGGGGTCTTAGATCAGAACGTCTTATCATACTAAGGAGAAAACATGCCAACCTGGCCAGGCAATACTGGTGATGTAGTTACCAGCACAATGTGGAATGGACTTCCAGCATTCACAGTACAAACTGCTAAGACAGCAGATTACACAGCTGGAAGCGGTGACGAGTATCAACAACTTATACCAATCAACAAAGCCACAGCAATAGCATTTAAGTTGCCAACAGATGCAACATACAACTTTGCAATAGGCACAGTAATTACAGTATTAAATATAGGTGCGGGTACTTGTACAATTAGCGCAGTTACACCTGGCACTACAACAGTATTAAGTGCTGGCGCAACAGCAGCATCCCCAACACTTTTACAATATAGATCGGCAGCCTGTATTAAAACAGCTGCTAATGCTTGGTATGTAGTTGGGGCTATTGCATAATGATTGGCAATTTAATTACATCATTTAATCCTTATGTACCACCTAGTGTTTCTGTTGAATATCTAGTTGTTGCTGGCGGAGCAGGTGGCGGAGGTGCTGGATCAACTTGGTCTGGTCAAGGTGGCGGCGGTGGCGGTCAAGTTAGAACTGCTACGTTATCAATCCCTCTTAGCACAAATAACACAATTACAATAGGTGCTGGTGGTGCTGGTGGAACTGCCCCAGCTCCAAATGGCAACAATGGTTCAGATGGTAATAATTCAATTTTCTCAACAATTACATCAACTAAGGGTTTGGGCGGTAAAGCCGTCAATGGTGCAGGTAACAATGGCGGTCAATCTGGTGCTGGAAATGCTGGTGGAACTGGAGCAGGTTCTACAGGGCCAGCTTATGGCGGCGGCGGTGGTGGCGGAAATTCTGCTGTTGGAGCAAACGGAAGCGGATCAACTGGTGGCGGAAATGGCGGAGCAGGAACTACATCTTCATTAAGTGGATCATCTGTTGGTTATGGTGGCGGCGGCGGTGGCGGTGTTTATAGCACAGGTGGCAGCGCAACTGGAACTGGAACTGATGGTGGAGCAAACGGAAATGTTTTCAATGTAAATGGTGGAGTAGGTAGCAACGCAGTTGCCAATAGAGGTGGCGGTGGCGGCGGTGCTGGTGGTTCAAGTACCTCAGGCCCAACCTTTGTTGGTGGTAATGGCGGTTCAGGTGTTATTATCTTAAAATATCCAAGCACTTACACAGCAACATTTAGTGGCGGAGTCACACAATCAACTTCAACTTCAGGTGGATTTAAGACCTCAACAATTACAGCAGCAGGTGTTTCAGATACAGTTAGTTGGGCATAATGGCACATTACGCATATATTGATGAGAATGACAAAGTTGTTATGGTAATTGTTGGCAAAGACGAAACTGAGTTGATAGATGGTTTGGATACCGAAACCTATTATGCACAAGGGACGCCTTATACAGTAAAACGCACTTCATATAATCACAATATACGCAAACAATTTGCTGCCGTTGGTTATAGTTATGATGCGGTTAATGACATATTTATAGCTCCACAACCTTACCCATCTTGGTTATTAGATAAAAACTTCGATTGGCAAGCGCCAACACCAATGCCAGATGGTAAATATACTTGGGATGAAAACACATTAAGTTGGATTGAACTTGAAGCCTAAATTATGTGCAGCTGGTGTGCAGTTAAGAGATCAAGTTGATACGTGGTTTCCAGATAGGCGTACTGCCAGTGATGGGTGGGTGGGCGATAGCCGTCATGCCACCAGAAAATCGGATCATAATCCAGACGAGTTTGGGTGGGTCCGAGCAGTTGATATTGATTCTAGGTTGGAGTCATCCGACAGCCTCGCACCTTATCTGGCTGACCAAATCAGAATCGCAGCCAAATCGGATCCACGCATATCATACGTCATCTATAACGGGAGAATATGCTCAAAGATATTAAATTGGCGTTGGCGTAAATACAAAGGCATCAATCCACACAAGCGACATTTGCACTGTAGTTTTACAAAGGCTGGCGATCTTGATGGTTCTCCGTTCAACATACCACTAATAGGGGGCAAAATATGAAAATAAATAAAAAACAACAGGCTGTATTAAAGTCATACGCACGTGGCGTATTGGTTTCATTCTTAACATTCTTAGCAAGTAATGAACTTGGTTTAGATCCTGCTCTAGCTGTAATTGTGTCAGCGCTTGCAGGTCCAGCAGTCAGGGCTTTAGATAAATCCGATAGTGCCTATGGCCTCGGTGCTAATGACGCATGACACCTACAGAATGGGCTGGCTTTGGCGCTGGCGTTTGCGCCGTGCTAACAGGCGGGCTAGTCGCATTACGTTTCTTAGTTAAAGGTTGGCTAAATGAACTGAGGCCCAACGGAGGGTCCAGTATGAAGGATCAATTAACAAGGCTAGAACAGCGTGTTGATGATCTATTTATTCTAATTAGTAAGCGATAATTTTAGTATGGCTACCGTTCGCAAGCGTAAAAAAATAAGCAGACGCAGGGTGCGTAAGTCGCCTGACCCATTAAGCAAGTTAGAAGTTTTCTACATTGCCAAACACGAGATGTTTAAAGCAGCACGTAAGGCGGGTTTCTCCGAGTCCGTTGCGCTGTATCTCATGGATAGCCCTGAATCAATGCCTGACTGGATCGTAGGCGACAAGGGAATTATCCCAACTATCCCTACTCCAGACGAGGAAGACGATTAAGCGTTGGCTAGTAATATCAGACCTGCAGGTTCCATATCAATTGGATTCTGCCGTAAAGAATATCATCAAGCTAGCCAGGCGGGAGAAGTTTGATTCTGTACTGGTGGTTGGCGACGAGATTGACTTTCAATCGATTAGCAAATGGAGTGAAGGCACACCTCTGGCTTATAGCGAGGATCTACACGCTGACCGTGAACTCTGCAAGCAAATACTCTGGGATATCGGTGAGTACAGTCCAGAAATGCATATTATCCGCAGTAATCATACTGATCGCTTATATAACACTTTATTAAAGGTACCAGGGCTAATCAATCTGCCTGAGCTACAGTACCCAGCCTTCATGGGGTTCGCAGATATGGGCATGACCTACCACCGCAAGGCTTATGAGTTCCACCCCGACTGGGTTCTCTGCCACGGGGATGAAGGAAGTATGAGCCAGCACGCAGGTATTACGGCCCTTAATCTGGCTAAGAAGTTTGGTAAATCCGTTTTAGCGGGGCATTCCCATAGGCTGGGCATGAGTGCGTACTCAGAGGGCGTAAACGGCCATTACAGGGCCTTATATGGGGTCGAGGTAGGTAATCTTATGGACCGTAAGAAAGCGGGCTATATTCGCTATAACAGCGCTAATTGGCAGAATGGGTTTGCTATACTAGAAGCCGCAGGGAAGACGCTAACACCAACGTTAGTGCCTATTGACCCAAAGGATGGCTCATTTACCGCACTGGGCAGGTATTACGGGTAAATCGTTACCCAATCGTTATACAAATATGCACTAAAACAATCCACAAAGTCATACACAGGTGCAATACTAAGCCCGTACCACGAAGCACAGTACTGGTATAGACGGGCTACAAATGAAAATACAGATTGATATAAAGGCGGCTGACTTTGAGCAGCTATGGATCAACTCAATGGAATGGAACGGCCAGGATTGGGAGAAACAGGTAGATCGATTTGAACCTGCCCCATTGCTAACTTGGAAGTATGCGTACTGGTTTGACAACTACGCTGCTTTAAAAATGGCCCAAGCCTTCCTAAATGTAATGGGATCTAATCACGCTATACATAGCGATGAAGGTACAGGCGATTGGGTACTGCTAACTAACTACGCTAGTCCTTGCCACCTACGCAAGACACTGGTGAACGCATGAACTTATACTCTGACTTAAAAGACCTCGGCTATGTAATTATGTGGAGCATTACTATTAGCTGCATAGTTTTATGGATTATCCACGAGATTAAAGAGAGCGCCTTCCAGTCGGGCTATTGGAAAGGCCGCAGTGACGGTTGGAAAGTTGCTAATCGACATAGGGATCTAACTGATGCCAACAACAACTGAGAAACTGCTAGCAAATGTTGTCGATTTGGTGCACACACGTGGATCGGTCTACGGCCATCCTTACACAAACCATAAAAGGATCAGTGAGCTCTGGTCGGCATATCTCGACCATCCAATTACACCTAGCCAAGTCGCATTATGTATGGCGCTCGTCAAGGTTTCTCGGATTAGTGAATCTCCAACTCACAGCGACTCACTCGTCGACGCTATTGCTTACCTTTCAATATACCAGACCGTGCTTGACGCAGAAACTGATATCAACTACACGTGGGGGGATGACTAATGGCATTTAACTTACAAGATTACGAAACAGTCGAGAGCCGACTGGAAAAATGGTGGAGGGATTATCCAGATGGAAGAGTATCAACGAAGCTTGAGCAGACCACAGACACTCGATACATTGTTAGTGCTGAATTATTTAAAGCGAAAGACGATTGGCGGGCATGTGCGACTGGGCTTGCTAGTGAAAGCATTGCGGATCGGGGTGTCAATTCAACTTCTGCACTGGAGAACTGTGAGACTTCAGCAATCGGCAGAGCGCTTGCAAATGCAGGTTATGCAGCTAAGGGCAAGAGAGCAAGCCGAGAAGAAATGACTAAAGTGGTACGGTTAGAAGCCGTGCCAGCCTTTAGCGTAGAAAACAAATCAAACGAACCCGTGCAATGGATGAATAACGGGGTCGAACTACCAGGCGCACCGAAGCCACCACCGCTATGTTGCGAAGCAGGTCATGTATTACGCACGGGCTTTAGCAAAACAACCAAGAAGCCATACTATGGGTGGGTTTGCATGGGCCAAATCAAAGAGCACGCTGTATGGGCGAAGCAGGATGCGCAAGGCAACTGGTTCTTTCCAGAACTGGTAGAAGAGGAGAAGGGAGGCGAATAATGGGATACGTTGAACTTAGAGATGGATCAGGATTCACCCTACGCATAGAGAACGATAAGAGAACCCTGACACCATCAACTGACCGCTGCGTTAGCTGTAATGACGACAGACTATTAACAGACGGTATTTACCTAGTATGTACTCAATGCCACTGTAGGCAGTAAGGATATTACCATGACGCATGCCCAGTTTAAGTGTAATGGCTGTAAACGCAACACCGAGTTCTTGTGGCTAGATCAGCTAGATGTGCCAGAAGGCTTTAAAGCGTATCAGTGCATGGACTGTGGGTGTGTCGGCGTGAAAAATATAGCTGAGGCGCTTACTATTCCTGACTCGGACATAATCCGATGCGATAAGTGTGGTAGTTGGAAGTTCATTACCGTGGTCTGCCACACTTGTTCACTAATTAAGGAGAAGTAATGGCTATCTTCAGTAAAGGCGTGAATTCGCCAGGTTATAAAGAGAACAATGATTACTACACGCCAGAATGGATATTTGAAGCACTGGGCGAAACCTACGATTTAGACGTTTGTGCGCCAACAGGCGGTGTGCCCTGGCTACCAGCCAAGAATCATTATGACTTAGAGGCCGACGGCTTAGTACAACCCTGGCATGGGTTTGTTTGGTGTAATCCTCCATATAGCAAGCCAACACCGTTTATAGATAAGTTCTTGGCGCATGGCTATGGATTAATGCTTGTACAAGTATCTAAATCGAACGCATTTGTGAAGTTATGGAATGAAGCGCACGGTATAGCCTTGCTGCCGCCTAAGTTAAAGTTTGTGCATAAGACTGAAGGCTTAAAAGGTATATTCATGAGCTGTGTGCTTGTAGGTATGAGCGATAGAGCGTTGGAAGCTATGAAGAGAGCCAACTTTACTAGGGTACGCTGATGAAGTTTGCTTACGCTGATCCGCCGTACTTTAAGCAAGGTAAGAAACTATATGGCAAACTACACCCTGAAGCCGAGGTGTGGGATAGCAAACAAGCGCACTGGGATCTAATTGATCGATTAATTGCAGAATATCCAGATGGTTGGGCCCTTAGCTGTAACCCTGCGGATTTGCCGTGGATAATCAAACACGAAAACATACGTATCTGTGTATGGGCTAAAACGTTCCATCAAATTAGGCCTACAACTGTGCAGTATGCCTGGGAAGCTGTGTTGCTGGGGGGGGGCGCAAAGATAACAAACGTAAACCGATGGTGCGTGATTGGATTAGTTGTGCGAGGGCTATGCGTAAAGGTTTAATAGGTGCTAAGCCCCTGGCGTTTAATCTATGGATATTAGATTTACTAAACTATCAAGAGGGGGACACTTTGGATGACCTGTTTCCAGGTACTAATGGCATGGCTGAAGCAATAGCGAGTCGCCCATGATTGCAGGCTATGTAGAAACGTGGATTGATCTAGATGATATTGTGCCCTACCTCGCCACGCCGTGTGACCTGCGGTTATGCTGATGGATTTGGTTGCTAATGCTACGCTCTAGATCGCATTCGCCCTCAAGGCGAAAAGGCGAGCCCCGTAGGGGAAGGCTCGCATGGTGCACGCTAGTTGGGTGCGCTGTATTTGTAGGCCAAATGTTAAGCCTTGAAAGAGCTGATTCTGCCGTTAATTACAAAACTAATCATTACAGGCAGTGGGCATTCATTCAATTAAATAATCTAGATGAGTTCTACTGCTTAGATACTTTGTACTTCCATGAATCTAGGTGGAACCCTAATGCACGTAACGGTTCACACTATGGAATACCGCAAGGCAGGTCTAAGTACCTGGCTACTGTAGACGGATTTAAACAGGTTGAATGGGGTATTAAATATAACTACAACAGATATGGCTCTATGTGCAACGCCCTTAATCACTATAAGTTAAAGGGCTGGCATTAGTGGTTAATAAGAAGGCTAAACACCAGCGTGCAATGGGTAGTGGTCAATGGAAGAAGCTAAGACTTATGGTGCTCGACAGGGATGGCAGGATCTGCTACGCCTGTGGGAACGAGGCTAACGAGGTGGACCATATATGGCCACGCTCTAAGGGCGGTGATATGTTTGACCCACTGAATTGTGCAGCCATTTGTCGTGCGTGCAACCTAGCCAAAGGGGACCGTTTTTTTAGCCCTACGCCGACAG